ACGGCCTCCTGCCTGCCGCCTATGATTTGCCGCTTGAAACGCAAGTTGAAACCGGGCAAGATATCGCTAATTATTTCGCTACAATCTACGCCGCCCCGTCACCGCTCGCGCCTGTGTGTAAATGCGTCGCCATTAACTGAAAATTGTCGCGTATCTGATTCAGATCGCGCGCCGTCAAAACCGCGCTTGCAAAGGTGATGATACGCCAAGCCATGATTACACCGGATCAAAAGCTACAGCGTAAAGTTTTAGATAGCTGGTTATATCGTAAGTGATAACGCTTATCGTTATAAGAGCGTTGGTCGAGACAGAGATCATAGTCTGCCTTTCTGTCTGGTTTGTAATGAAGTCAACAGACCCAAGAAACGTAACCCCGCTAAAGAATTGTATACGGCCCGCATTGTTTCCTCCCGTAGAAACTCCCGAAAAAAATACCCGTGCGCGCCAATTTCCTTTGTTAAGGTATATATACCGCGTCTCGGCGGTGGTATTATTTGATGTTGCGTAAGATTTTACATGCCCCAATACACCACCCGTCTCTTGAGTGCTAGGAATTATCCCGCCGCCGCTCGATATTGGAATCCATGTATTAGCCATCGTTGTCGCTGAAAGCGCAACTGACGATCCGTCGCCATCCGCCCCGCTATGCGCGTGCTGGTCAATGAACGAAAATGAATCCATAACCGCATTGAACCAAGCGGCGGTTCTGTCGGTTGCAACGCTGATCGCGGCGGGGATGTTCCAGGCCATAGCCTACGCTCCTAATAGGTCCGCGAAAGTTTGCGTACCCGATCCCAGCACAATAAACGCGATGGTTGGCAGGGCGGAGCATCGGTAAGTCGAAACCTGCGAGTTAGGATGATCGCCCAACGCGATGTCTATACCGTCAATAAAAAACGGAACGGCGGTTAGGCCAGCGTTTGAGTTTGTAAAGTCAATGCGCTGGTCTAGCTCAAGATTTGCAATGTAATCTATGCGCGTGCTGTTGGCTGGGTCAAGCGCGATGTTTATTTGGTCGGTTGGGTCGGCGTAGATTGTAGCGAAATAATTAGCGATATCTTGCCCGGTTTCAACTTGCGTTTCAAGCGGCAAATCATAGGCGGCAGGCAGGAGGCCGTAGGCGGTCTGACTCGTGGCGTTTGTGGCGCGGAGTGTTACACTGCTTTCGTTAAGTGGTGTGCCGCGTACTCGCAAGTATGTTACGGTTATCGCGGCGGCGGTGTTGTTTGCCGCCGTGAAAGTTGCAGAGCGCCCATAGCTTACAAACGATGATATTGTAAGGCCTGTTGGGTAGTAGTCTGTAAAATAAACGGGTGTTATTAGATCGTCCGCAAGAGTAGAAAACTCCGCTTCGATTGCGATGGATTCACCAGGGGCGATGACGCGCGGCACTTCGGCCCACTCCCACAGCACATCGGGCGTACCAGCTAAAACAGGGTGAACGGTTACGCTAATATCGTTAAACACCCCGGCCCACGAGCGCCGATATTCTAATTGGCTTTGTGTGTTTGAGACCGTCGCGGATGCCGCCGCCGTGTTTGTTCGGTAGTAGCGGGCATGAAAGGTTGGCACGCCCGCCGCACTGATAAAGAATGATCCGAGTTCACTGTTTACCACTTGCTGAATCGCATCAAGGGCGCTGGTCTTTGACCACGCGGCATAAGGAAATGCCCGCGCGCCTGTAGCGAGTGACGTTGACCCAGTGTATCCCGCCAGTGTCAGAATAGCCGCGATTAGCTGATCGCTCCTGTAATTCTCATATAGCGGCGTAGTAACCTTCACCCGTTGCAACTTATCCAACAGGTCTACACAATCAAACGTCGCGGTCAGCACGCCCGGATCGGGGTTTAGGCTAATTTCCCGAATGAATCCGGTAAACTGCGAATGCGCAACGGCCCCGGAATCTTCCCGCCGTGCGCGTATGCCCTTCCCTGGTTGAACAGTGGGGTATAGGGCGCTCGTTGTTTTGCGTGGGCTGTAAAGGGCGTCATGGTTTTTCAGCGTAACCTGTGCGCTCCCCGACCGGATCGCAAACGTCACTGGGTCGAGGCCGCGAGACGATGTAAACGAAGTGGCGCGGAGCGTCGTCTCATAGCTCCCGTTTGCGTCAAAGTCAGCGGCAACGTCAAACGCGGTCATGCGCGGTATCCCCCCGCCGCCGTGCGCTGTAGTGCCTTCTGAATCTCAGGCGCGAGTTGATTTGCCACGCGCAAAGCGTCGGCCCGATCCCCCAGGAACGCGCCCGCTTGAATTACAACGGTCAGCGATCCGCCCGCCCCCGCTGGCACAATCGCCCCGTCTGTTTTGGGTATGAAAGTTTCCGGCCCTCGCTCGCCAACCATGTATGCACTGCCGGCCATGACCGGGCCGCCCGCCGCCCTGCCGGGAAGCGGTTGCCCATTAGGCCCAGTGATTTGATAATTTCCCTGACTGCCACCGATGCGGAAATTCCCGTAATATCCGGTAGCTTCAAAGTTGGCTTGGCGTGCGGCTTGCAGGGCCTTTTTCGCGGCGTCTATTGTGGGGATTAGATCGTCGTTTGATTTGGCAAATTCGTCGTTTGCAAGTTTTAGTTTTAGTACCGCCGCTTCCTGCGCCGTTATTTCCCCCGTAAGTTGTTGCATACCTATGGCATATAGCGAAAAAACAGTTATGACGTTTGATGCTTCTTCGGCCATATCCCCGAACCATTCAAGCACATTTTTCCCGGCTATTGGTAGCTCCAACATCAATCCAAGCGCGTTGTCTACCGAGTTGTGCAATTTGTCGAACTGATCCGAAACCTTAACGTTACCGTAGGCGGTTGCCGATTTTTCTGCGGCGTCAAATGCTTTGACGAGTCCCGTTATAACAACTAGCGCCAATCCCGCAACCCCCATAGCGGTGTTGATTGCGGCCCCGACTCCCTCTATTCCTACAGCGGCCCCCTTGCTACTATCCGCCATCAGGTCAGTGGCGGCGGCGGCTTTCGTCATTTGCGCGCTTGTGTCTTTAGCTTCATCCCCTAAATCGCTCAGGCTATTCTCTATTTTCTTAACGCCATTAACTGCATCGTTTACGGCGGCAATAAATTCGAGTTCAACTTTCATCGCGGTTTAGCTTCTCGGCTTCGTTTAGCAGGCGGGCAAGTTTCGGGTTATCGGTTGCCCATTGCGCCCATGACTCGGAACGGGCGCGGGCCTGGTGGGCATCGCGGATCGCTTCGGCGTGAACAATGCGGCGCATCTCTCTGACCGTCAACGGCCTGCCGTACACCGCTTCCACGCCAAACCGGCTAATCAGCGCCGCCGCGTCTAGCTCCCCCGGTGCAGGCCCGTCGCCCGCCGCGTAGGCATAGGCGCGGGCCTTCAGGCGTTTGGGATTGCGTCTGACTCCGTTACGATCTCATTGACAGCGTTCAACACCGCAATCAGCAGGCGTACGCTTGCCCCGCGCGGCGTGGCGGGGAACGTCTCAGCCGTCACCACTTCGGGAAAGCCGGTCAATTCCCATCGTTCAACGCACGCCAGTAGGCCGGGAAGCGTCGCGTTTACCAAGCGCGGGTCTTTGGCTAGATCGCCAATCGTAAGCCCCGCCTTGCCCGCTGTGGCGGCTTGCAGGGCATCCCACCACGCGGCGTACTGCGGGTATGTCAGCGGATCGGCCAGGTGGATTTTTCCTGGCCACTTGGCAACGGGGGAAGCGATAATGCGCGTCATGGCTAGGTAATGGCGCTCGTTCCCCACGCCGGGGCGGCACTGCCGGTATACATGCGGATGCCTGCCGTATACTTCCCGGCGTTCAAATCCACTTCGTAACTCGTGACGATCACGCCGTTTGCCGCCGTGCCTGTAATGCCAAAAACAGGCTCGCCACTCTCCCACGCATGGCGAATCCCGACAAACACGCCAAAGGCCAGCGGGGTATTGACCCCATTGATAGCGGATAGGACGGTGTGCGATCCGCTTTGAGTGCCAACGGTTTGCACGGCGGTGGTATCCCAAGGCCCCGACAACGTACACGAAAAGTCGGGATGCCCAAGCAAGACGCCGTGAATGGCGTCCATGAACGCGGTCAGGTCGTTTACGTCATACGTCAAGCCAAGCCCGTTGATCGTGTCAACCATGATCGTGCGGAGCGTGCCGCCGCTATCGTCAATTCGGACTTCAACGTGCTTTGAAACTGTACGGCCAGTTTGAACGGTCATGGCTAGTTATCCTCGGGTAAACGACAGGGCAAACGTGACGCTTGTCGCCGTGCCTAGTGTGATGCCCCAGCGCAGATAGCGGCGCACGGTTGCGGTTGTAGACAGCGCTACAACACTGCTAAAAATGGCGTCATGGGTTGTGCCAGTGGTTGCGCCTGATAACGCGGCAAATGTAGAACCGTTGGCGCTATCTTCCACAATCACGGCGAAGTCAGTACCGCCCGCACTTGCCGTGACTTGGCAACGCATGATCCCGCCCGCAGTGGTAGCGGCCCCGTTGTCAATGATGACGAAGGTCTGATCAATCGCCGTTTCGGCCTTTAGCTCGTGCAACAACACGCCCCAAGGGTTGGCGTAGGCGGGAACGCTGGGGGCGTAGTAGCTCGGCAGGGTGATACTCGCGGTGACTTCGCCACTCATGGGCGGCGTGACCATGTAATCCTTTTGTGCGAACACCCCGCCAAACACTTGATCGCCGGGGGCGGGAACGGCGCGAATGCCAACCGCAACCATGAGATCAATACTTGTTGCATTCGTTTTGAACAGGGCGTGTAGCCCAAAGGCTACCGGGTCAAACACGCCATTGAATACCCCCGCGTTGATTGTTGGATGTCCGCATAATGCACCCTTTACCGAGTCGCTCAGGCAGGCGCTAGTAGGCGCATCGTAATCAACGGATAGCGGGCCAATGGCGCGATCAAAGCCGCTCATATCGTATCCGTTCATGTAAACACGGACATACTTTAGGTGAGTGCGGCCCGTTGCCATTAGTTGATAAACTCCATGATGCCAAGCGGAACGTCAAACCCGTGAAACTGCGTGCCGGTTGGGTCTTGCACAATCCCAAAGTTAAACGCTTCCGGGGGTGTCAAGTCAACCGCGCCAGCCGGGGAACTATTGGCGATGAACGCATCCAAGATCGCCGCCGCCAGTGTAACGAAGTCAGAGTACTTCGCAAAATACGTTGCGCGGTCAACGCCGATAGGCATATAAAAAAAGCGATAATTCAGCGTGTACCGTGCGGTTTTGCGCGCTTGCGCATCAGGCCCGTATGCGTCTCGCGTGACGGTCATCCCGCTAATAAAATTCTCCGGGGCGGGCTGAATCAATGGGCAATCGCGCGGCTGTACCGCAGATGAGATATTGTTAAGCGCCTTCATCGTCACGCCGGTGATAGACATTGACGCGATGCTTGACGCAACGGTTACAATCGCCAGCGCCATTAGGGGTATCTCCGAAGTGACTCAGCTATATCCATCGCGGTCTGCGGGAAGCCAGCGGGGCGAATGACCACGCCCGCGCCCGTCACCGTCGCGGCCCCACTGCCTACTTGCCCTGTCCGCTTCTGATAGGCGTCATGCGCGATCTCGCGGATTGCTTGCTGTACCGGCTCGTACGGATTCCAAATGTAAACTTGCGTCAGGGTCGTATGCGTGGCGGCGGTGCTGCCATTCCACCCGCGCACTACAGTGGCCGAAGCGGCGGCGGTGGTGATAAGCATTAGCTCGTCGTCAACCTTGAGAATCTGCCCGGCTACTAGATTCGTGGCCGATGTAAACGCTACGGTTGTGGTAGTGGTGCTTGACACCGCGCCGTTGAGCGTGGTATCTGCAAGCCAACCGCTAAGGGTGTAGTCCGGGTGATAGCCCCACTCAGCCCGCAAGCTAATCGCGCCTTCCGCATCGCCTAGATCGTCATCATACTGAAACACCACGCCACTACTCCCAAGCAGGCGGAGCGCGTACTTCGGGTAAAGATTCTGGTCAATGAGCTGGTAAGACGTTGACGCGATCACCGACTCATCACCGTTGGTAAGCGTGATGACGCGCAACAAATCATCGGGGAAAACTAACTCATTGCTCCCGTCAACGTCAAAGGTATAGGTTTGGATGCGCGGGTAAAACTTGCGGCGGCAAACATCGTCAAGCGCCCGGCTTGCCGCTTCGATCATGCGCTCCATCACGGTATCGTCCGTTGTATCCGTCGCCATCGTTAGCGACGTGATGTAAGCCTTTAGATCGGCTACCGTGATATACCCGTTGCGGAGTGTCATTGGGGAAGATGCGCGGGCGGCATGGCGCGACTGCGTTAGCCGCCCGCGTGTTTAGATTAGCCCAGGGTCAGTTGCACTTCGGCCCAGGTACAGCCGACGATCATACCCGCCGTGTTGACGGTGCCGGCCACAACGTTAAGGCCGAGAGCGCCGCCGGGGGGAATGATGATACTGCCAGCGATGTCGGCCCAAACACCGCCGCCGATATTCGCCGCCGCCAAGCCGCCCTGCGTGCCGATAACTTCCCAACCATCGGTAAAGAAGGTAGTCACGTTGACGGCCCGTTTGGCGAGGCCGTTATAAGCCGCCTTGCCACTGCGGGAAGTCAGGAGCGTGGTGGTCGCGGAGTGAGTCGGAGCGGTAGCCACGCCCAGCGGCCCCGGCAGGACTTGGGCGATCAGTGAATACTGCGTTGCCGCCGCCGCCGTGACGATGGTAGTACACCACGCATTGAGCAGGACGTAAGACTTCCCGCCGCTCGATTCGCCGTTGTAGAGAATCGCGGCCCCCAGCGTGGTGGGCAGGGCCGCAACGGCATTGAACGCCGAAGCGGTAGCGGTACGCATTGACCAGACTTGGCCAAGGCGCGTGAGTTCCGCAAGCGGCGGCAGGGATTGCGCCGTGAGCAGATCGCCGCGATTGTTGCCCATGAGTTGCAATTCTTGCGCGGCGTTGTTGTTGTAAAGTTCCGCCGCCCCTTTGGTGATGGGGTAGACGTTGACGGTTGAGTTAGCCATGATGTTTTCCTAAGCGGGGCGGCATGGTTAGCCGCCCCGCTGAAAGATTAGGTAGCCGCTGGGTCGAGGACGCCGGAGCGATCCCCTTCATCCACCGCGAAGTTTTGAATAAGCGTCATGGTAGAGCCCGCCGTGATTTGGTCGGTACTCGCATCGGTCTCGCGCGCCCCGACAGCGTTATACGCGACAATGCCCGTCGAACTTGACGCGATGTTGATACACACGTCATCGCCCGCGTCAAGGTTGCTCACGAGATTGCCACTCACAACGGCTTTCGTAATCGCGCCAGCGGCCAAGATCGCCGCCGTTCCCCAGTCACCGATCATGATGTTATTGCGGACGATACAGCGATCCGAAGTTCCGGGCATACTCACGCACGCCGTGTTGGCATCACCGAACGCATAGAACTCGCAATTTTCCACGATCATGCGGTTGCTCGTGGTGGATGACGCGCCCAAAACCCAAATCTTGGCGTTGAGAATCGTGCTCGTATCCACGCACTCGCAGTTACGCATGGTGAAGCCCGCCGCGTTTACGTCAATGGCGGCGGCGATGTCAAGGAAGTTTGCCACAAACCGCAGATTGTCAAACGTGATATTGGCCGCGTCAATGTCAATATCTGCGGTGTTGGCCGTCGAGAGCGTGATCGTCGGGCGCAAGTCGCCCACGCCCAAGCCCTTGATCGTGATGCCTGCCGTGTCCGCATCCCAACCGGCGGCGGCAGTGATAGACTCGGTATGCCCAGCGGCGACAATAACGATGTCTCCGCTCGCCAGGTTGCCGCTGTCCAGCGCGGCGGCTACCGTAGAGAACGGCGCATCCGATGAGTAGCCATAAGCGGAAGTCGTACCCTTGCCGCTCGCGCCCGTGTCAACGTACCAGATATTGCCAACGGTCAGGGCGAGATTGTCCAGGTGATAAACCCCGCCAGGTTGTTGCCGATAGGCTAATGGTGATCGTGCCATTTGCGGCTCCTTTAGTCCACGATCAGGGTAGTGGTCAGCGCAGGCCGCCCACTATCCTTCATAATGGCATAGCCATAGATAACGCAGGTGTTGCTCGCGTTCCCGCCGCTGTCGGCCAGATAAACGCAATCGTAGCCGTTGGCGTGATCCAGGTGAATGGCGGGGTCGACTTCGATCCAACCATTGACCGGGTTCTCAGTGGCCGGGTCAATCACGAAAGTGGCCGCGGCGGTTTGGGCTACCAATGTGTCGCTAGTCGTACCAGCGTCATTGTCGCGCCAGATCGGATGAACCGCGCTCGTAGCCTTGTTCGTGCCAGCGGCCACATCGGTGGCTTGCGTCATGGTAAGAGTAAGGTCGGTGTCGCCGGAGCCGGAGTGGTGAACGTGGAAGTAAAACTTAAGCACGTTTTTCAGGCTGACCACATCACACGCGACGGCGTTGGCCGCGCCGGTAAAAAGCAAAACCGGCTTGATTTGTTCGGGGAGAGTGACGATGTTCATAGTGGGTTCCTTTGTCCGTTGCTTACGCGCGGGTCGCCAGGGTGATGTAGGGCGAAAGCGTGTTAGTGCCATTCGCCGGGGTAAGGGCGCTATTCCACAGCGGGCCGCCATTGACGCGAGACGTAAAGCGGAACACCTGCTCGCCAGTGGTAAAGGCCACATGGATGGACGATTGCACGTCAAGCCCGCCCTTTTCAATGACCAGATAAGACGACGGGTCAAACAGAATCAGGTCGCCCACCGTGCCGAGCGTAGAGCATTGCTCAAGCGGAAGCATGGGCCGCCCGAACGCGGTAAGCGCGCCGCTGTTGTTGAAGCCGATGAAACGCGGTTCAAGGGCCGAAGTGCCAACGGTCAAAGCGAGTTTGAACAACTGGACTTCGCAGTCCTGATTGTAATACCAGACCGCATTTTTCCGAGCGGGCGCCCACATCCGCGCCCACATTTTAAGGATGTTGTCGTAGACGATGGTCGCCGCCGCTTGCCCGGTCTCTTTGCTCACGCTGACCGTCGCGGAAGCGTTTAGAATGCCCATCGGGATGCCGCTCCCCGTGCCGCGAATGATCTTATTGTTGACTTGATAATCCCACTCCTTCGGGAACTCGCGCTTGATCAAGCCCTCCAACTGCGTGGCGTCCTGCAAGTTTTCGTCAGTGGCGTAGCACAGGCCCACCAACTTGGCAAGCGCCAACTCATAGCGGCGCAACTTCGGGCGGCTCGCGGTGTAGGTTCCCGCTTCACCGATCCAGTACATCTGAATCGCGCCGGAGCGGCTACCGTCCGCGCGCGAAGTTTCGTCAATAAGCAGGGCGCTGTAGGCGTTGAAGCCCGCCCCGATGGGTTGACGCGAAGTGCGCGGGTAAATGTCGCCCGCTTCGTAAGCGCGTTCCATCAGGGTGTTGCTAAAGTCGGTTTGAACCATCGCGCCGCCGTCGCTCAGAGTGCCTTCATTCAGGCCAGTGGCCTTGACGGCTTCGCTGTACTTCTGATTCAGGCGGGTTTGACGCGGGTCGTAACCGTAGCCGTTGGCGCGTTTCACTTCGGCCAACAGTTGATCGCCAAGGGATTTGAACGGCGATTCGGCGGGGTCTTTGCCCGCTTCCACGCGCCCGGCCCCGGCGTTTTGCATCGCGGCCACTTGATTTTGCAGGGTCGCCACTTGAAACTTGAGCGCGGCCACGTCATTGCTAACGGGCGCGGCCTTCACCGGTTGCGGCGTCTGCGATTGCGCGGGCGGTGGGGCAGTCTGCGCGGCGGGCTGTTGCATCCCGGCGAGCGCGGCCTGCGCGGCCCCCACATCATCGAATGGGCCGCCCTTTGGCTCGCCCATCGCGGCCCCGTCCGGGCCGACTTCATAAACAAAGTATTTCCCGTTGAGTTCAAAGACTCCCAGTTGTTTCATGATGACTCCTATCGAATGCGTAGCGGAATGGGGCGCGGTAATTGCGCCTTGACACTGACCGGAATGGGTACAGCAATCGGTTTGGCGCGGGTACTGCCCGCCTCCGCCGCTCCGCCTTGCTGGTATTCTGAAAGGGATTTGAGAGATAAGATCGGGCCTAAGCGCGGCTCGGCGGGCGTGGGGGTAAATGCCGCTTCGCCGATAATCCACATATCCACGCGGTTTGTATTGTTAGCCATTGGCGTGCGCTTCACCAAATGTTCTACCGCCCCGCTTGACCAGAGCATACGTTTTTCCGCGATCATCTTGGCCACCATCGCCTGATAGTCGTTGCTCAGGTCGAGAATGGTTGACGCGAAAATGCCGATATCGTCCATCTGCGTTTTGATAGGCGGCAAGATAAGCCCCGCCGCGTACTCGATAACCTTGCGCTCGGCTTCGCTGGTAAACGTGCTTCGCAAGGGGATGCCGTGATTGATCGTTGTGTCGCATCCGTCACCGTTGCGCGCGCCAAAGTAAGTGGACTTGGCAAACCAGTCGCGGGTGTTGGACAGGTCTGGTTCATTCTCGTTTCCAAAGCGCACGAGATAGCCGCCAACCTTTCCATCGCCAAGGGCTTTGAGTTCACCACCGAACGCAATCAGGGAATCGGGCATTGTAGGGAGTAGACAAACGAAAAGCGGCCCACTCTGCGGGCGGAATCTCTCCGCTACAGAATGGGCCGCGTCTCACGGCTGGGTATAGGATTGGACTACTTGAAAACTATTATACGCTATTTGTCAATAGGGCGGAAGCGCCGCGCCGGTTCCTTGCCTAGCGCCTTGTCAATGCCCGCCAGTTCTTGCAATAGCGCCTGGCGGCGGGCTTCTAGGTACACGCGCAGGGCATCGTAACTCGTGGTCGAGTCGGTATACAGCGGAACAGGCGTGGCGGTAGTCGTTTGGTTCATAGCCCGATCCCTTCCTTCCTTAGCGCGGCCCGGATTTTCTCCGGCATAATCTTTTTCAATGCGTCTACCGCCAGCATCATGGCGTCTTTGAGCAAAGGCCAGCGGTCTACGTGCATCCATGCCTGTTTGTTGCCGTATGCCCCGCCGCCAACCCAGGGCGAGTAGTCCGCGCTCTGCGTAATGCGCCACACCTTAGACGCAGGGTTAGAGAGTGTCGTTTCTCTGCCATAGTCGCCTTTTCTGACATACGTTTGGCCGGGCCGCTTCTGTACCCCGTAACTGTTGCCGCCCGTGTATCGCCCGCTCGCTTCGTACTTGGCGGGCTTCATCGCTTCGCCCATCGCGGCGTTGGTCAGGCCGGGGATGGCGCGGCCAAAATTCTTTAGCCCGCCGATGAGTTTCCCGAAGTTTGCCTTTAGGGTGTATTGAGTAGCCATTATCTCACCACCCATTTGCCCGCGTCATCTTTCCAGCCGTGATGACAATTATCCCAACGCCCGCAAGTGTAGTTAGGGTTGCCGTTGCGTTCAAACAGGCCCCGCGCTTCCCACCAACTCTTGCGCCGTCTCATGCCCTGGTAGCGTTGGCACTCGGCGCATGACTCTTCGCCGTCCTCACCGCCGAATGTCAGCCATACGTTACCCATTGCGGCAAGCCTGCCCAAGTCGCCCAAGTTGCGGAGCGATGCGGCCCAGGCCCCAACGCGATCTAAAACGCTCTGTTGCTCCGCCTTGTTCTTGGGGTAGTCCGGCGATTTGTGTGCGGCCTGCGCGGCCTTTGCGAAGTCGGCTACCGCATCGCGTTGCGTGGTCAGCCATGAGTCAATGGCGCTTTCGTCTTTATCTTCCATCGCCTGCCGAGCTTCGGCTTCGTCTGCAAAGTCGCCCTTTTCTAACATCCCTTCCACAAACACTGGCTCGGCATAATCCCGCAACAGCCGCTTGATATCCCCCGCCATTTCCCGCGCATCCGCATCGCCGTTTATGCCGTTGGTGATGACGCGGCTTAGAGCGACTTCGTAATCCATCACATAGCCATTGACGCTCTTTACAGTGGGCGTAGAAGGCCAGAAGCGGGGCAAGGGCGCGCGCTTAGACGCGGCAAGGGCTAACCGTTCGGCTTCTGTCAATAACTGCGCTAGGCGGGCGCGTGGTGTCATTGCGGGCTATTCTCCAACGCCTTGCGCACTTCCCGAATCTCATGCGTCAATGCGGCGATCTCGCTCTGCCCCCCGGCTTGAAACACCGCCCGCACATCATCAACGGTCTTGCACTCAGCCAGCGCCGTGCTGATCCGCTCGTGGTCAACGGCTAGGATTGTATCACTGGCAAACGGTACAGCGGCACTCTTGCCCCGTTCAATGGCGCTTGTGGCCTTGCGTTGCCAGCGTTCAAGGTCAACGCTCGCAACCGCGCCAATCGTTTGCGTTTCGGTGTCGCCGATGCCGAGTAGTGTTTGCGCTTCGGCAAGCGTCACCCCAAATCCGCCCGTGAGCAAAATCTCGGCTTGCGCCTGCTGTAGCTTGCCCTGCCCAAACTGGCGGATGATCCGCGACAGGTTGATTTGTTGCCGCCCGCTAAGGTTGGTCAGGACGTTGTTAACTTCCTTACTCGCGTCCGGCGCGGCCCCCGGCGTGGTCGTACCATCGGGCGCGGGAGTGGCAGGCACTTCGCCCGCCAACAATACCCGCACGGGGCGCGGCTTCTTTCCCAGCATGATGCGCGCTTCGTTTGCGTCAATGATTGCGGGCTGACCGGGGGTGATGGGAGTCGCAAGCGTGACAACCGCAGACGCTAATTGCAGAAAGCGGTTTTGATATACCGGGAGCGTCTCTTCATTCCAATCGAGTTTCACGCCTTGCGGGCCGAACCACTTGATATTCCAAACGTCGCGGATGCGGCGCGCCAATGGCATGACCGCGTTCTCATACATCATAAGCGCGTCTAAGTCGGCAGTGGCGTAATTGGCGTAATTACTCATGATGATCGTGAGCGGAATCCCGAACGCGATCACCACGTTTTCCCGCGCTTGCGTTTGAACTTCAACGCTGGTCGAATCCTTGATAGACGAACCAAACGTGACAGGCTTGATACCCGCTCGAATGGCGATCCCCTTGAAAAACGCCTTGACGTTTTGAGTGACGCGCGCCCACCACTTCTCGATCTTCTGCAATTCCAAGTCCGGCGGGTTGCCTTCCACCGTGAGCAGTGTCACCGGCCCGCCGCGCATAAAATAGGCGGTGACGAATTGGCCCAAGCGATATAACACGTTCGCATCACCCAGCGCAACCGCCGCAGGACACACGCCCGGCCCCTGAGTGCCGGTGACGTTGGGCCACCACTGCCAAATCAAGTTGCGGTCATCGGGGGCAAAGCTCTGTTTAGGCGTGCCGATAAAATCAAACCGATCTAACTCGCCCGTCTGCAAATTGTAGCGGTATTGCATTTGTGGCGGGAAAAGCCCAACAAACTGGCTTGCCCCAAACTTGTTTGCGCTCGGCTTGAAGTATGACGCGCCGAAAAGCAACTGCCAGGCCGCATCCAGATACAGCATGTCGCTAAAGCCGGGGGGCGTGAATTGCGCCGTCACGTCCTCCTGCCCGCGCGTGATGGTGATCGGCAGGGTGGACAGCGCCCCGGCGATGTGGGCAATGGCCGCGTTCACAAACGGCACGGCGGCATAGCTCGCGGCTGTGTCAAGGTCGCCGCTCGTGTTGGCGATGCCCAAGAACTTGGCATCGCTCCAATATGCGGAGCTAAAACTTTTAAGGGCGTAATCATCGCTCATCGTCGGTGTCCATTAGGGCGGCGTCGAGGCCGTAAACGTACCAGTCAGAATGCGGATACCACGCAAGCGCAAGCGCATCCGCCACATCGGGTGAGTAGCCCAGCCGCTTTTTAGTTTCTTCTTTCGGTTCAAGTTTCAGTTTGCCTTTTGACGTGTAAGAAAACTCAAACGCTGTTAGCTCGCCGCACAGCCTATCATAAATCTCTTTTGATAGCCGCGTAAGGTCAATCTCGCCTTCCCGCAGTGCGTTACGCAGAAGGAAATACATCTCAGCGCGGATGTTCTCATAATGCTCACCGTCAATGGGCGGGAGTGAGACGTTGACGCCATTTGCATTTAGTCCATCTTCTCTCAGCCTATCCACCACGCCCGCGCCGATCCCGATAGAGTCAACGCTTGCCGATGCCCCCCGATATTTCATTGTCGCCGCCACGCGCCCGGCAGATTGCATCAGGTCGTTACCGTGCCACACTTCGGCACTCATTACACATGGCTTCTCTACGTCAAACAAACACGAGTCATCATTGCCATACCGCGCCACGTCAACGCCTAAGTGCGGCTTGCCGTTTGGTTCTAACTCTCGCTCCCGCGCCTGTTCTATCAGGGTCAGATTGAACAGGGACGATTCGCTCTGTTCGGGAAACTCTCCTAACACGCGGGCCTGGTAGACCGGCGAATCTTCACCCCACAGCTTACGCATACTCTCGGCCCATTCGGCAGACACGCGGCCCGCCTTGATTGCTTCGGCTAATGTGACGTGCCGCGTATGCCAATTCTCCAAGCCAGCGGCGTGCCGGTGTATGTCGTAAAACCTACCACTCCGCGCCCCCGGCGTACTAATCGCCAGGGCATAACAGTCGCCACTACTAAAAGCGCCTTCTATCGCGTCCCATGTGGCGGGCGGTATGGCCTTTGCTTCGTCAAGTATATAAATCAACTTGGCGGCGTGCGCTCCTTCTATCAGCGCGGGGTTGTCGCTTGCCACTGCGAACGCCTCAGCCCCGCCGCAACGTGCGTTTAGCATTTGCACAT